GAGGTGGTTTTATTGGGAGGGGGTTCTGCCAACAGGGCGACGACTATCCCACGTCAAATGACACAGTTGGTGGAGTCAGGTTTGGCGCGTACCGATCCGGACGAGTTCGTGCGGCAGTTTCTCCGCATCCACCCGTTTGAGGACGGGAACGGGCGTACCGCTGTCGTGTTGTTGAACAAACTAGCGCCGGATCCTGCCGGGATGCGTCCATTACCCGACTATTTCGGGGAGGTTTCTCCCGGACCAGTCCAGTACAGGACTTGGCGCACCGCGTACAAAGAAGCCATGGAAATCGACCGCACAGTCGGCCATCAGGACTTTATCCAACCGGGCGTGTCAGGAACCATCAACGTCCAACAGGCGTTAGATGAACTGGCGGACATAGACGCTCGCATAGTCCAGATGGTGGAGATCGATCAGGCGCGCAGAGTGGGGGACCCGTTCGATGAGGCGTTACGGCGGGTGCGGGCAACGAAGGTGGGGGATGAAAAGGTTGACATTCCGGAGCCGTTTGTTTCCCCGCAGGCTGAACCGTCGGTAGCGGAACGGATCTTCCCCGGTCGGCCTTTCGATGAGGACTTCGATCTGACAACGGACGACATACTGGTCGCTGCTCAAAACGCCAACGATGAGGGGCGTGCTTTGTTCACCCGAGCGTCCGAGATTCGCGCCCAGTTGGACGCAGTGGATGCTGAACTGGCTGCCTTCCCTAAGCGCACCCCGGATTCTGTGCCTGTGAAACGCAGGTTGAAGCAGCAGCAGAGCGTGTTGCGTTCTATGGCTACTACGGCTGAGATGAGCGCCCAAGCGAAAGTCCGTGAGGCTGCGGAACTGTTGGACATGACACGGGCGCAGCGTGAGTTGGAGAAGTTGGAAGGGTTCCTCCCGGAAGGTAAGACGATAGAAGACGTACTCAACCCGGACAAGCCTTTCGAGGATCGTTACGAAACGATTCTGGGGTTCGTGGACATGGTGTCGGACGGGATGGCCAACTGGGGGCCGTGGAGGATCGCATCAGGCAACGAGGCGCTTGACGCTAACATGGTGTCGGCTGCGCAGGCGTTCCAAAGGTTGCAGAATCTGCGCGACCCGGAGGCGCTGCGCGGGTTTCTGAAACGGTGGGATCAGTTGCAGAACTGGTTCAAAGCGGGTGTTATCGCTACTCCCGGTTTCGTGTACCGCAACATGTTCGGCGCGTTCTTCAACGCCTATTTGGATGGGGTGGATTTGGGGCAAATAATTCTTGCCACCAAGGCCACTACCCGTATCAACGAGAAGGCGCAACGGGACGGGAGTTCGTTTATTGAGGCTGCCCGTGGGTTGGCTGACAGCGATGAGTACATGAAGGATTTCGTGTCGATGCTGGAAACGGGGGTGCGGGGCGGTGGTCAGGCGACCCGTGAGGCGAACCCGTTTATCGGCCAAACGGAGAGTGGCCGTGTTAAACGATGGTTGGAGCAGGGTTTCACTATCGGGGATGTCGAAGCGGGGATCGCGCGGGGTGGTTTGAAGGGTCCGTTCCGGTTGGCTAAAACAGTGTTGGATGTTGTTACCCGGCGTGACCGGGCGGTGCGGAGTTTGGGGACGCTGTTCCCGGTTGGTCCGGGTTCGTCCAACTGGATGTGGAACCGGGCTATTAGAACTTGGAACTCTCAGGTGGAGGACGTGGTCCGGTTGGGTGTCGGCATGGACACGTTGCGGTGGGGTGGCACGGTCAACGATGCGATTGATCGGATAGCGCGCACCCAGTTTGATTACAGCGAGTTGACTCCGATGGAGTCGCAGTTGATGCGTCGCATCATCCCGTTCTACGTGTGGACACGGAAGAACGTCCCGTACCAGTTCAACAAGTTGGCGACAAACCCGGCGGCGTACAACCGGGTGATGGCCGTGAAGAAGAACATGGAGTTGGGCACGGAGGATGAGGGGATGGTTCCGGATTGGTTCTTGGAGCCGTTCGGGATTCGCACCCCGTGGTCATGGGCTGGTGCCCGCGTGTACACGGTGCCGGATTTGCCGTTCCTTGATTTGTTCCGCTACGACCCGACACGGATGGCCCCCGGAGATCCGTTCTTCGGGCTTAACGAAACGATGGACAACATGACGTGGCAGTTGTCTCCCATTATTAAAACACCGTTGGAGATGGTGTTCAACAGTGGCCGTATGGGTGGCTTCAAGTTCTTCGGGAACTACGAGCCGGTGCCGGGTGTCATCAGGGAACTTCCCGGTTTGATGCCAGCGTTGAAGGGTTTGGGGATTGTAGCGGAGAAAGATGGGGAGCCGCAGATACGAGATAACTATCTGTACTTCATAATGAACTCGATCCCCGCGTTGTCGGTGGCGCGTCGGCTGGTACCCACGGAGCAGAGGTATCAGGAAAGGTTGTGGGAATCTATTTTCTCCAGCATGTTCGGGTTGGGGATTCAGCGTCAAACCCCGGAGGTTAAGGAGCGGTGGAGGAACCGGTTGGAGAACCAACTACGCCGGGAACAGAGCGACACCCCCCAGTATGGATCCCAGCATGGATTCTAGGGGGCGTGGTATCGCTTATCCTAGGATAATCGGGACAACAGAGGCTACTAAGTGATGTTATTCCTTTCGAGAGAGCAGTGGGATGCGCAGCCGCCGAGAGGCGGGTCGTTTACTGCGTTGAACCGTTGGCGTGTGAAGGGCGTTGTGGTGCACCATTCGGGGGTGGATGACCCTCCCAAGGGGGTGCGAGCGGTGTACGCGTTTGAACGCCATCACCTGTCCAAGGGCTGGGATGGTATCGGCTACAACTGGTTGGTTGATGAGACTGGCACTATCTTTGAGGGTAGGGGTTGGGCGGCGCGGGGTGCCGCTACGAAAGGTTGGAACAGCAGGTCAGTGTCGGTGTGTTACACCGGCAACGGGTTCCGCGCTGTGCACGCCAACGCTCTCGCTTCGATAACAACCGTTATTACTGAGGCTGAGTCTCATTTCGGGAAGCCACTGTGGGTGTCCACCCATCGCCGCAAGAGCAGCACGACATGTCCGGGTGATGTGCTGGGCAACTGGGTTGAGGGCGGCATGACCGCTGCGCACAACCCGTCGGATGTGGACTGGGCTGCCATCGTCCAATACATCAAGGACCTGCACGCCAAGATAAGCCACAAGCCTCTGAAGAGGGGGGCGCGTGGACTGGAGGTTCGGGTGGTGCAAGCCCACTTGAACCACCGGGGCTTTGACGCCGGGGTTGTGGACGGCATTTACGGTCGTCGCACCAAGGCTGCGGTCAAAGCGTTTCAGGGATCACAAGGGTTCCTGAAGGCAAACGGGGTGGTGGACGGTGACACGTTCAACGCTCTCTTTCTACAGTAAGGAAACAGGATGCCAAAGGGCAGAGGTTACACGACGTTCGAGGACACTTTCGGTTCTCAGAACGAGCAGCCTTACGACTCGTCTTCCTCATTCAACATGTGGGACATGTCGCAGAAGGCTAAGAAGGCAGCCGCGTATTTGCGGAACACCAAGTTGGGCAACGCCGCTGATGGTGGCCGCCCGTTCGGAAAGTAGGCGTCATGCGTGACGGTAAAACACCACGTCGGGTAACCGCTGGTCGCGTTCTGGTCACGAAGATCGTACGCCCCACGGCGAACCTTGGGACATTGACCGGTGACGCCATGTTGCGGATGGCTAACGGGATGCGCGCCAAGTTCGACGAAAACGACTAGCCGTGGCAGGCAAGAAGAAACGTCCACGTCCAAGGTACTGACGATGCCGCTCAGAAAGGGCAGGGATCAGAAGACTATTGGTCACAATATCGGCAAGTTGATCGCTGAGGGTTACCCTAGGGATCAGGCTACCGCTATTGCCTATGACCATTCCAAGCGGTCTAACAAGGGGAAGAAGAAGTGAGAGACATGTTTGAAAGGGCGGCGTGGACGCTAGCCCAATCTTTTCTGGCAGTGTTCGTGGTGTCCGACGTGGCTTCGGCCAAAGCGGCATTGGTGGCTGGTATCGCTGCCGCGCTCAGTGTCATCAAAACGTACGCTAAGGATCGTGTTACGGGGTAACCATGGACGACGCCGATCTTGACACTAAGTGGGCCGAGTTCCTCGACGTTCAGGGAAACTCCATTCAACAGGAAGTTTACGAAACGTTACAGGACACGGCCCATGTGTTCGACGTTGTGGACGGCACTCACGCCAAGTGGGCCAACGATGGCCTGCTGGGTTTGCTGCTGGTCTTTGACGAGGATGAGGCGGAAACGCTGCTGGCCGCATTCCACGCCGGGGTCGAAGGGGTGGAGGACGCCACGTACGCGTGGGGTGTTTGGGTCACGTCGCTGATGGGGATGATACGCCAGTGTTTGGCGGGGTCTCCGGAAAACAATTAGTCTCCGCGCAGCCACCTGCGGACACTCGGCTTGTCTACGAGTTCGGCCATCAGGTGTCGGCGTATAGTGTCTCTTCTGCGAGCCAGTGTCGTCTTGGGTATCCCAAGAGCGGCACCGGTCTTGCGAAGCGACGAACCTGCTATGAAGAGTTGTTCCGCTATGAACCGTTCCTGCGGGGGCAACGCGTCTATGGCCTCGCCTAGGACATCTTTGAGCGCAGCGGTTCTCGTCAAGGGCACGTCTTGGTTGACAGTACCGGGCGCTTCCCGCATTAGCATTTCGAGTTCGTCCAAGGGACGATGCTGGAATAATACTTTGGCCCCCAGCGGTCTGCTACGGGTATGTTCCCAGTTGTACTTCAGGGGGTCGAACGGGTATTCTTTGCGTTGAGACATGGTGCATCCAAGCGTTACCTGATTGTGAGGGTTGCTTGGCTGCAGGCGTTAAGTGATCTTAACCTTTCCAGTCTACCACAGATTTGAGGTGTTCCTCGGCTATTAGCCGGGTACCCTCAGGGTCGTATCCGGATGGTTCACCGATCTTCCACGCACGGTCATGGTTGATCCACCCTAGGATTTCCACGGTGCGGAACTCTGGGGCTACCGGTTTGACGACGAACAGCACCAGTTTGTTTCCCAGTTGCCGTTTGCGCACAGCCGCCGACGTGCTGGTCCGCACCCTGCGTACCTCAATGTTGGTTCCCACGTCAGGCAGGTGCTTGTACGTGGCGTGGTCGCTTTTGTGCCACACATGCCCCGACCAGTACTGGTTGATGGCTTTCGCTACGGCTAGTTCTCCGACACAGGCGGCAACCTGAGCGGTGCGGTCGTCTTCCATGCGCTTCTTGTCATAGTGGGGGGCGTCACGTTTACCCCAGTTTTCTATGAACCGTCTGGCACCAACGTGGGATGCGTGTTCGTACTCCCATGGTTCGAGTTCAATCAGGATCAAGACGATCCACCTTTACAGCCGCCATGCGAACAACCTGCCCGTCGTCATCCCACGCTACACCATTCAAAGCATCGCATGTGAGTTTCAAATAATTATCGAGATCTCCTCTGAGTGTCTTAGCGCCGTGGGGTGATTCGCATACTGTCAGGATCGTAGCATCAGGGGTGTACGCAACGTACAGTTCGACTGGCCCCTTGAACTTGGGGCCTTTGGCTTGCTGCCATGCGACTGCGATTTCTTTCTCTTCGTCCAAGGTTCCCTTCGGGGTGAACACTTGGCCTTTCTTGTTGTGGCGAGGTCGGGCTTTGACTTTGGGTCGCCGGTCTATTCGTATGAAGAA